GGTGACATAAGGTCATACACTGTGCGAGTATTACTCAACCAATCACGGAACATGGTAAAGTTAAATCCATGTTTTTCCAGCTGCCTGTGCGCGAGGTCATGCATCCAATCCGCTTCCTCATTCGGATATTGCACATCTTCCTCGTACTGGGCATTCCACATCTTGTGTATGTTGACAAAACCGCCCCCTGGGGAGGGCACGATTTCAATCACGCGCGAAACAAATTCGCCTATCACTGGGGTTGCAGAGTCGGTAAGGCAAAAAGCGTAAGCTTTTTCCCACAACTTCTGTGTGGCACTAACACCGTTCAACTTTGTGCACGCGTGGAATTTCAAGAGCTGTCTCTCGATATCACAGCAACTGTTGCTGTCCCCGTACCAAACACCGGGCCCGTAGTGTCTGGATAGGAACTGCACCAACTCCCTGTCGCTGTCGCGTGGTATTATGGTGCAGGTTACTACCTGTCCCATTATCTTAGCTGCCTTCTCAACTTGATCCAGAATTGCATCTGGGGTGCCTCCGTCATCTCCTCCATATAATCCCAACATGTCCCACGCCTCAGCCGGTGTGTAATACGCTCCTGTGTATTGCGACCGAGTCATGCGAAAAGACAAAAAGAAAATGAAGGCCGTTAACATTGTGTTGAACACGGACGTCTCAGCTGAGCCTGAGGCTCTGCTGTCCCTGCTGTTGTACTTAACTCCGAAGCGCGTCTTGACGTGCAAAAACGTCTGCGCTTTCATGCTCGCTTTCATCTCGCCGTGGTGGTCAGGGTGGAACAGCTTCTGCATCACGATTTCCTCAAATATTCGTGCAGTAGCGTTCACCCTCCCATCCATGCGGCTAAAATCCGAGTCGAGCCAATGGTGTTCAGCCGAAGAGCATAACTCCGCCATGCGTTCCGCGACCCCTCTTGGGGTTCTTCCAAATGCGTACCAGGGCAACTCTTTCATAGCTGTGTACAACGGATACATCCACTTACTATGTTCCCGTTTTGATGGTCCGTTCATGACGGTTATATTGCGTGCGTGGTTTGCGTTAGCATACGCCTCAGCCTTCTGTTCAGCATTGGCCTCACCCGTATCGGTCTCATTCTCCGCTCTCTCGAGAATGGCTCGTTGGGTTGGCCTGTTCTGCCTCTCATAAATCTCCTCATAATCTACTGGCTGCAATGTGCCCACACACGCGTGCATTAAGTCTGCAAATTCCTGCATGACACCTTGGTGGAAGGTGTTCATGGGAACGGGGTTCTTGAATAACTTGTTGACTCTCTCCTCTATAGTCTTTTCGTCATTGGCACGACTGCGGAGCGGAACAAAAGCCCCATCTACAAACGGGCTCATGAACGACTCCATGCATGGTTTTCCTGGCTCATAGAGCTTGAAATCCTTAACGTACTCATAATGGCGGACAAAGTCAACCGTACTCACATCCTGGGCGCGCGTCGCCAAAGGTCTAATCTTCTGTAATTTCTCCTTTACGTACGCCACATACACCTCCGAACCGTGTGCATCCTTGGGGTTGCCCCCAGAACTCACCATCTTCGACACTGCCATTGACCGCGTGAACTCCTTTGACGTCTCAGCGGCCAACATAATAGCATCATCTGCCATCACATCGACCGTAGCCGCTAGATAGGTGTCTAGCTTAGCTGTTGAGACCTTCATTCCAGTAGAAGTATTTACTCGCAGTCTAGCGAATGACCCATCCTTGGGATCCATGCGCTCCAACCTCTTCCCGCCCAGCTCCTTATTCGCCAGCCAGGCGTACAGAAACCACTGTTTACAGTACGGTGTCAACAGCACTAGCTGGTGATCCGCATCCACATTACGTCTCTCGATTGAGTAGCCCGTGAATGAGATCGGTATCCCGCAGAAGCTGTTGTACACCTTGAGTGAGTCACCGTTCCAGTCCCACAGTTTGTGCTTGTATGTTGCTCCACCTGACACGGTGTAGGTCAACGTACCATCAGCACTAAACGTGTACTTAAACTCATCGGTCACCCGTGCAGCCTCAGATGGCTGCAATGTGTACATCACGTAGTTGGTTGGTTGTTGCGCTAGC